GTAGCCCGCCGCCCATTCCCAGATCGGCGAGGGGCTATCGTTTTCAATGGCCAGCGTCGACACGGTCGGCGCGTTCTGCGTGATGCCCCAGGTCAGCAGATCGGCGTAGGTGTCACGCATCGCCGACAGCGCCACACCGTACTGCTGGCGCGAAAAATTCCAGCGGCCGGTCGCGCCGAAACCGAATTCAGTTGCCCACGCGGAAAGCGAGGCTGCGTCGGTATAGGGCAGGCCGAGGTAATCAAATTCTAGCGACTGGATCGCGGAAATCGCGTTGGTGAAGTTCGGCTCGCCGGTGCCGCCCGCCATCGCCGTGATCGTCAGAGTGACGCCGCTCGGCATCACCTCGCCGCCATAGAGGCCGAGATAGTTCGGCACGATGGTGATGTCGTTGCCGCTGAGACCGGACCATTTGCAGGTGAGATCGACATCGGCGGCGGTAGCGGTGGCGGTGACCGGCATGTCGGCGATGCCGTTGATCGCAGCGGCCAGGGCGGTCGCAATCGTGGCCGGTGTATCGGTCGAGGCGACGATCACCTGCACCTTCTGGCCGCCGACGTAGACCGTGAGCAGACCGGACGCGGTGGGGCCAGACGAGATCGTGAGCTTGCCCGCCGCTGGCGTGCCGGTACCGTCAGCAACCGGCACCGCCCACAGTTGCTGCGTCGTGTTGCACTGAAAGAACTGTTGCACCATCCGGTGCAACATCGAGCCGACGCCGAAGTATTCGCCCGCGAGCGCGACACTGCCGACCGGCACCGGCACGTCGTTGGCGGCGACGCCGCTGGCGAGCTTCTGCCCGACGAGCAGCGCGCGGTGCGCTTCGGTCAGGTTACCAGCCTTCGAACCATCGACCACCGCCCAGAAGAGCGGCATCTTCCACGAACTGGGGATTCCGGTGCTGATCGGCATTTTATGCTCCGTTGAAACGACGAAGGCCCCACGCGGGGGCCTTCATGAGATCGATTGAGATCGGTGCGTGATCAGCTACGCGTGCGCGGCGGCGCGGTCGGGCCGCCAGCGTCGGACCCAGGTGGCGAGGCCGTGCGGATCGGCGGCTCGGTGTCGTGCCACGCGCGATCTTTATCGAGCGTGACGGCACCATCCGCCAGCATGCGGGCGGTAAAGCCGTCGCGCGTCCATTGACTTCCATCAGCGATGAGCGCGCCGTTGATTGGATGCTTGATTGACAGCGCGGCGCGGCTGGTCGGATAGACGGTCACCGTGGTCATGGGCCGGTCCCTATTGTGAACTTCTGGGGCAACGAGTCTGCATCGGTCGTGATGTCGCCCTGGCGCACATCGACATCGATCTCGTTGAGATCGTGCAGCAACACGGGCGGGAATTTGCAGCGGAAGCGGAACGTCATCTGCAGCCGCGCCTCGACATAGTAGCTCTCGCCGTCGCGCGGGAATTGATAGGTGCGGCTGATCTGCGGCACCGACTCGATGATCGGCTGATTGGTCGCGCTGTCGCGCAGATCGAGGAACGTGTAATCGCTCAGTAGCGTGTTCTCGATCAGATCGATCTTGTCATCGACCTTGCCCTCAAGCACGCCGGGATCGGCGGCGAGATCGATGAGCATGATGCCGATCACCGCATCGACCATGTAGCGAGGAGGCCCGTCATTGTCGTCGCCATCCGGCGACATCTGCTCGCGCAGCAGATACACGCCGAGCGCCGGAATCATATCCGGCTCTAACGTAGGGAAGGGGATTTTACGCGTCGTCTTGAAGGCGGTCGGCATGGCCGCAACGATGCGCGAGAACATCGCGTCGCGGATTTGCGTTGCCAGCGTACTCACGGCGTTTGCTTCTTGACTGTGAGCACGGCACCGCCCTGGCCATCGTCCGTGACATCGTCGATCACGAAATCGACCACGACCAGCGAGGTGTCGTAGCCGAGCGGAAGATTCGCTGTCTCAGTCGTGATCCAGTCGCCTTCGACCGGCGCAACGACGAAGTCGGCCAAGCGGATGCCTAGCCTGATATCGCGGTCGGACAGGACCCCGCCGTTCTCAGTAACGATATCGAATGGCTTGATCGTCCACACGCCACGCGCGGAATAGGCCGGTGCTTGCGGCTGCGACACGCGCGGCGTCACCACGACCGGCGCAGCGAAGACTTCCATGCAAGGCGCAAGCACGAGGGCGGAAAAGTCGATCACGTGACCAACCTCCATAGCGCGCCGTATGCAGTCATTGCGTTGCGGGGACCTTTCGCATGTAGGGTTTGGCCCACATGACATCGGCGGCGATTGGGCCTGCAGCAAACATAAGCACACATTGCAGATTGTTCGACGTGTCGGCAGCCGCCAAGGCATTGCCGATTGGCACGCGAAGAACGCCGGATAGAGCGTCCCCAGGCATCAACACTGTTTGCGTGTTGTTCGGGCTCTGACCGCAGTCGTGCGATACATAAATTCCGCGAAGGTTCTGTGCGCCAGCGGCCAATGCGAACTCAACCCATGCCTCGTACTGTTCACCGGCAAGGCCATTGTATATGGTCGCGATGCGCAGGTTGACGACCTTGCCGGTCAGGCTGGAAGTGCCCGAGACAACGTACCGCGTGGCATTGGAGCCGTTGAGCGTGACGATGGAAGAGGCGACAAGGATGTTCGCCGTGTCGTTGCTCTCACCGGCCCAAAGGTCTGGCACCGTGCCAGTAACGCCAACACTCTTCGATCCGCTCGTGCCGGTCATCTGCGGATTGCGGCCGCCGCCGATCATCATGTTCGAGGCGTCGGTGTAGAGCGGTAGGATGGGGTCGGGGACGATCCATCCCAACGCAGCGCTAGCGATGCCCTCACCGAGAATGCGAGCGCCGATGTAGTGCGGGTGCAGTCCGTCAATCGTCATCGTGGATGGGATGAACGTGCTTTCCAAGTCCACGACCTTCACGTCGGACGCGGCTTTCTGGCCGATCAGCACGTTGAGCGCCTGTCGATCAAGTTCGCGCTGCGGGCCGAGGTTGGTGAAGTTAGCGTCGTTACGCGGCAGCACCTTGGTGATGATGACGCGCGCGCCAGCCGCACGGTAGGCGTTGATGCACGTGTCGATGTTGGCCGAGATCGTGGCGGGCGTATCCGACGAACCGCCAAGATCGTTCGTGCCAGTGAGGAGCGAGACGACTGCCGGATTGAGCGCTGTAACCTGCGCGACCTGGGTGGCCATCTGCGCGGCTGTCTGGCCACCAGTCGCTTGATTCCAACTGAGCGGCAGAAAATAGCGACCGCCTGTCTTGGCAATGAAGAACTGCGCCCACCGAGGGCCATTGCTGCCAGCGGTGATGCTGTCGCCCTCGACGACAAACCGGCTGTGCAGCGGCAACGCCGGAAGGACAACGGGAGCAGCGGGGGCAGGGGGTTTCGCCCACGCGCCGTCTAACCACGCTCCCGCAGCCCACGCGCCGGGTGCCCATGCTCCCTGCGACCAGACGTGTTGCTTCGACCAGTCGAAGAACTGCGACGGCACGTCGGGCTCACACCACGCCGAGCCGCACTTCGCCCGTCAGCACGGTGGCGGTGGCGACCGCCTTGGTGGCAAGACCGATGCGCAGCAAGGCCCCGGCGACGTTGGTGGCGGCCTTGTTCACGTTGTCCCAATAGATCGGGTCGCCTTGCGCCCACACTTCGTTCTTCTTTGTGAGCGTGTAGATGCCTCTGAGCCAGAGCGCATAGGTCTGGCCGACTGCGGCATCGGTACCGGCTACACCGAACATCCCGGAACCGACCTGGACACCGTCGCCACTTTTGACCGCTGCGGTAGCGGTCACGTAGACCATCATGCCTTCTTGCACGAAGTTCTTCATGCGATCCTCCTGATGAATGGGTAATGGATGAACCTTGTGCGATCACTACGCGCCGATGTTGCGGTACGTGCCCCGGAAGTCGATGGCACCGCAGCCGAAGTCGTGCTCAAGGGACATGCGCACGCCCTGCATGCCGAACGGCTCTTCGGTGCGGATGCGCGGGCCGGTCGCGCCGCCGAGGAAGCCGTACACGAAGTTGGGCAACGCGCCCGGCTCCGCGAACAGATACCAACTGGTGTCGGTGATGTTTGCGTCCGACACCGAGCGCAGCCGACCGGAGAACGGGTTCACCGAGGTGGTCAGCGTCGGCGAGATCGCCGTCACCATCTGATCGGCCGCCGTTTCCTGTGAGGGGCCGGTCAGGATGATGCGCGGCGGCACGTTGAGGAAGTTACCGGCCAACGACCTTTGCGCGCGCATGGCGGCGCGCGCGGTGCCGATTGATGCCACGGACGGCACGCCGCCAGCACCGGCAGCGGTCGCGTTGGCGTGGTTCACGGCGTCGTAGACGTTGCGCGTGTCCTGATTGAGCACCGGTCCCGCACCAGCGTTCAAGCGGAACATGGTGAAGAACGTGGTGTTTTCGAACACCATCACCGCGTCGCCAGCCGAGCCGAGAATCTGATCGATGGCTCCCATTTCGTCGTTGACGATCATGTGGCGCGAGATCGAGAAGATCACGCCATAGGGCAGCACCGACACGGCCTCTTTGCTATCAAGCGTCGTGCCGTAACGCAGTTCGCCGGTCTCGGTCACGGGCTGCGGCTGCGGGAAGTCACCAGCGCGCACCTGGGGATGCGGGCGGAAGTCGGCGAACGGCCGCTCCACCGCGATCTCGCGATAGGTCGGCATGGCCAGTGTGTAGCGCGCCAACAGCGTCTTATTCAGCGTGTTTTCGAAGATCGCTGGGAAGTCGCTGGTCGAGTGGAAGGCGCGTTGAATGATGTCGTAGGCCTGCGCCGGGGTGCGGATGTGCCCGCGATAATTCAGGCACTCGGCGGCGATCTCGACGATGCCCATGCCGAGATACGCGCGGGTGCGCTCGTACTTCGGCTTCTCATGGCCGTCGTGCACCTTCCAAGCTCGGGAGACGCTATCCTGCAGGCCACGCAAGCGCGCCCACTCGGCCTGCTCGGCCGTGCGGATCGCCGGTTCGCGCCGCGACGCCAGGATGCGAGTCAGCATCGCCTCTTCCATCGCCTCGGCGCGGCCCTGGTTCTCATCGCGGATGACTTCGAACGAACCGCCGCCGCCTGCGCCGTTGCCTTGCGCGCCGTTGATCTCGACGTTGCGCTTTGCGAGTTCGCTGATGACGAGCTTGCGGAAGGCATCGGGAGCCATGTTTTCCTTGACCGCATTCTCGATCAGGTCGAACGGCATCTTGGCCTCGCGGCCAATCGCCATAAGCTCGACCGCATGATTGACCGGGGCAGGCTCGGCACGATTGCGCGCGCGGTCGGTTGCTGCGGTGCGCGCAGTATCCTCCTCGCCGCCCTTCTTTTTCTTTTCGGTGTCCACGCCATCCTCCTCCTCGTCGTCCTCGTCATCGTCCGTGGCCTCGGCCTCTTGGGCAGCGGCGCGGCGCTTGATCTCTTCTGCGCTCAACTCGTTGTTACGGACACGAGTCTTCTCGTCTCTCTTTGGCATGATGTTGCCGTCCTCTACTTTGGGCGAAGCCCGTGTGAACTCATGCTGACGAATCCGCGCGCCCGGTTCGGCGGGGATCGGCGCAATGGAGACCTCAAGTGGTTCCCAATCGACTGCGGTTCTCGTCTCTGGAGAACTTCTCTCGTTGCGCACTTCGCGGTGCGTGCGATATCCGGCCGACACGTTGATCGGAATCCCATCGGCGAGGTCTTGCGCGATGCGCTCGCCCTTGGCGCTGCGCGACAGCTTGATGTTGGCGACGAGCTTGCCGTCCTCGATGCGCGCCGAACCGGGGATCACCGCGCCGAGCATCGCGTCCATGCCGCCGAAGTAATTGTGCGCGTCGAGCAGCGGCGCACCGGCATTTAGCCGAGACAACCGCACTGACTTCGACGAGACATCCAGAACCTCATCCCACTCTTCACCGCTCCAGGCATCGCGGCGGCGAACGGCCGCGCCCGCCGAGATCATCACCTCGGCCGTGCGCGTCTTCGGATCATAGGAAGCGGGGAGGTCGCCGCCGCCGATCACCATGTCGCGCCGAATGAGATCGTGGCCGTCTGCCTTGCGCCTGTTATTGGCGTGGGTGTCGGCGGGTTTCGATGGCATGGTGATCTCCAGCACGCATGCGCGACCACGCCGGGCATCGACATGCCCAGCGCGTCACGTCAAAAATGGATCTCGGGTGTTTAGTCTTGCGGCTCTTCGTTATCGGCGTCGCGCTCGGCCTTGCGCTTCGCGAGCCACGCGTCTCTATGCTTCTCGCGGATCGGGGCCATCATGTCTTCGTCGAGCGGCGGCGCAGGCTCGCGAAGGCCTAGCCGTCGATCTCCGCTCGCGATGATCGGCAAATGCAGATCGGCATCCTGCATCTTGCCGTCATCGTCGAGGTAGAAGAAGTCACGCGCTTGGGACTTGGGCATCTTTGGTCTTTGCCTTTCCGACATAGGCGTCGAAGCGGTCCATCGCCTCTTTGTCGTTAAGGTTCAATTCGCCGTACCAGTCGCTGCCGAGCAAGAGGTCTTTGCCGCGCGGGTTGTCGGCGATAGCCCAGAGCGCTTTCGGATTGCCGCTGGCGGCGAGCTTGGTCAGATCGTCACCCTCGGTCGGCGCGGCCTCGACGGGCTCGTTGTCGCCGTCATCTTCCTCATCGTCCGGCAGATCGTACTCTGGCAACAGACCGTTGCGTTCGGCTTGTCGGTAGCGCTCCTCGTCATCCATCGAGTCCCAGTATTCTTGCTGATACTCGGCCACGCTGTCGGCGAGATAGTCGGGAGGCTCGGCGTCATCCGCGTCGTGCTCGGCCTTGTCGTTGAACGCCTTCGTCAGCACGTCGGTGATCTGATCGCGAATGTCGTCGGTCAAATGCGCGGACAGGTCAGGCGCATCGATGCCCGGCAAGTTCATTTGCTCTGGCGGCGGCGCGTTGCTCGGCTCTTTCAGCTTGTCGTTATTGAACGTGAACTCGGGGTCTTTGGTGCCCTCATAACCGGTTTGATAGTCCTCGACGGATAGTGCGGCGAGAATCTGCTCGTTCGTGTACGGGATGCCATCGTCGTCGCTGCGGAAATTTTCAAGCGCATCGATAGCCCACTCATCGGTACCGTCGAACTTCGACGCGAGTGAATACTTGGCGTCGTCGAGCGCCGACCCGTTATCGCGCCAATTCGTCACTTCGTTGTCGTAGAACTCGCTGCGCGTCTCGCCCATCCAGCGGTCGCGGATTTCTTCCTGATCCCCCTCGTTGATCTCTTCCCAGCTTTCCGGCCTGTATGTGTTGCCGCCGCCGCCGCTGCTGCTGCTGCGGCCACGGCCACTGCCAAGCTGTCTCGCGATGCGATCCGACAGCGAGGACCACGACGAGCGCGTCGGCACATAGCCGTACTTCGCCCACGCGTAGCCGCCGACATCGATGTTCGCGTGCACCTTGACGCGCTCGATCCCGAGACGCCGGTACAGATCGACATTGCCAGCAAGCACACGCTTGCCGATGTCGTTGCGGCGGACGTTGCTGTTGAGTTGGAAGTAAGCGCTCTCGGCGACCTTGTTGGCCCAGTCGATCCTGCGCGTGTACGTGCCGATAGAGTTGCCGTCCTTGTTGAGAATTTTGCCCGAAATTTCCCAGTTATCGCGCCCGTTGCGGTCGAGCGTCATCGTCGCATCGACGCCGCCGAGGAAGTCGCGCTTGAACTCATCCGGGGAAATGTTGCCGAGGTTTTTTTCCCATTCCTCGACGACTTGGGCGACGCCGGTATCGTTGGCCGTGAGGTTGATCTTCGCCTTAACGAAGTCGTCGCGCTTGAGCTTGGGCTTCTTCGGCTCGTCGTCAGACGATGTCGTGCTGGCGGCGCTCGGCGCGGCCGATGCGCTCGGCTTGCTTGTCGTCTGCGTTGACGCGGCAGGCGCGGCAGTGCCGCCGCCGCTATCACCGCCACCGCCGTCCGTCCATTTTCCATCCTCGTCGCGTGGCTGACTTGGATCGAACTCGCGCTTTCTGGGGCGCGAAGAAAAGGGGACGACACGCGCATCTTCTGCCCCGGCAGCAAGATCGGCAACATCGACCTCGTTGCCGCTCTCATCGAACAGGGCCTGCGGTCCCGCATCGCCGCTCGCCCCGCCATCGGCGGCGTTGGGGTCCTTCGGCTCTGGCTGCGCCGAGCCTGCGCGCGTGCGCGTGCGCGGATCGATGTCGAAGACAACGCCTTTCTCGTCGCAGTATTCGTTGAACTCGGCCCAGTCGTCGATGATGGAGCGCCAATCGTTGCCCCATTCGGCGATGTACTGTTGCGGCGACTGTCGGCCCGAACGCACGACGTGCTGCTCGGCGTCGTAATCGAACTTGGGATTGACTGCCGCCCATGCGGGTGTGACCCAGTCGCACGGAAAGCCTTTCGCGCGCTCCTTCAATTCGCCTGCGATGATCGCGCGCGAGATAAATCGATCCCATATCGGCTGGCAGAACTGCGGAATGATCGTGTGATACTGCAGTTCTTCGACAAGGGCGCGGAAGTCGAGCTTGCCTGCGCGCAGCGACGAATAGTTTGCCTGCCGCAGATCGCCGGACAACTGGTCGTAAGTGATGCCGAGGCCCGCCGCCATCGCCATCATGCCGTACAAAAGCATGGGCTCGACTTGCGTCGCCGTCGTCGGCTGCGCGAATCTGATGTCCTGGCCCGAGCGCAATTCCTTGATCATGCCCGGCTCAAGCGTCGAGACCAGCGCATCGGGATTGGATGCGCTCGTATAGACGCCATCGATGCCCGCGGCCTGATCGAGCAGCGGCGACGATTCGTCAGAATTGGTCACAAAAGCCGCAAAACATGCCTCAACTCGCGCTTTAACGCGCACAGCGTCGGCAAAATCGCTCATATCTGCAGTGGTCGTGATAATGGGCGCGAACCACGACACGCCACGCACCTGACCGGGCCGCGCTTGCGAGAACATATGCAAGACGGAGTCTTTCGGTTGAAAGCGAGAGATACCGGGGTCCATGTTGTAGGTCGTGACCTCGCCGGGGTGCCACGGCAACAGCCACAAGCCGGTGCGGCGGTCGAAGTCGCCAAGCCCGACGCCCAGGCGCGAGCGTTTCGTCTCTGGCGTGATGCCGAGCCGTTGCTCGTCGCCGTACATGCCATCGCGGTATTGATCGATGAAGTCGGCTTCCAGCAGTTGCAGGCGCAACGGCACGCGCGACGCATTGCCGTTCGGCCGCACGTCGATGAAGCGACAGGCGATCTCACCGGATTCGACCATCGACCGCACGGCGAGCGCCTGCATCGCCCCGAAGGACAGCCGCTCCTCGATATCGCACGAGCATTCCCAACGCCGCCACAGGTCGACGAGGCGCTTGTCGAGGCCCGACGACCCGGTGCGCGGCACGGGACGCAAGCCGGTGCCGATGGCCTGCGACACGATGATGTCGAGCGCCCGCTTGGCGTGCGGCGTGTTGCGGACCAGCTCGCGCGCGCGATCACGCAGCGGCTTGAGCGCGCCGCTGATCTCGGTATTGGCCGAAGACTGCGTGCCGCGAAACGAGGACGTGCGCCGCCCAACTGCCGCGCCTTCATAGATACGCAGCGCCATGCGCGCGCGTGTGCGCTGCAAGGCGCGCTGCGGCGCGAAGAAGGCGATGACGGCGTCGAGTGCATTGGCCATGCGTCAATCCGAATTGCCGAAGCCGCCGCCGAAACCGCGGTCGTGTGCGGCGAGCACCGTCGCGCCTTTACCGGACGCAAGACCGAGCGCGACGCGAA